CCTAACAATCAGGATGGATCGGAGCATTATATCAGTAGTGGGTTTTTTGGTTCGTATGTAGATATTGAAGGTGTCTATAGAACCGAGAATGATTTAATAAGAAGATATCGTTCTATGTCACTTTATCCTGAGTGTGACAGTGCTATTGAGGATATTGTAAATGAAGCTATTGTAACAGATACTCATGATACTCCTATAGAAATAGAACTTTCAAATCTTAAAGCTAGTGATGGTATTAAAGATAAGATTAGGGAAGAATTTAAGTTTGTTTGTGAGCTTTTAGATTTTGATAAAAAAGCTCATGAGATTTTTAGAAATTGGTATATTGATGGTAGATTATATTATAATAAAGTAATTGATCAAAAAGCTCCACATGAAGGAATTCAAGAATTAAGATACATTGATGCATCTAAGATGCGTTATGTACGTCAATTGAAGAAAAATAATAATGGGAATGGGAATCAGCCTCAGTGGGCTCAAGAACAAAATCCAGCAGCAGTTTATGATTTTCCAGATATAGAGGAATATTTTGTTTATACTCCTGGAAGTTATGATAAGGTGGGAAATGCCAATACTTATGGTGGAGGAGCACAAAATCCCCAAAAAGGGGTAAAAATGACTCGTGATTCTGTCACTTATTGTACCTCAGGTCTTGTAGATAGAAATAAAGGTACTACCCTTTCTTGGTTACATAAAGCTATCAAACCAATCAATCAATTGATGATGATTGAGGATAGTTTGGTAATCTATCGTCTATCAAGAGCACCAGAAAGAAGAATTTTCTATATTGATGTAGGTAATCTTCCAAAAATTAAGGCAGAACAATACCTTCGTGATGTTATGCAGCGTTATAGAAACAAGTTAGTCTATGATGCTAATACTGGTGAAGTCAGAGATGATAAGAAATTTATGTCCATGATGGAAGATTTCTGGCTACCTCGCCGTGAAGGTGGTAGAGGAACAGAAATTACTACTCTTCCTGGTGGTCAAAATCTTGGCGAAATTACTGATATTAACTATTTCCAAAGAAAACTTTATAGGTCATTGAACGTTCCTGAAACTAGAATTGAAGGGGAAGGTGCTGGATTTAGTCTTGGTAGATCATCTGAGATATTAAGAGATGAAATTAAGTTCAGTAAATTTGTAGGTAGAATGAGAAAGAGATTTTCTCATCTCTTTAATGACTTGCTGAAGACCCAATTACTCCTGAAGAATGTAATTACTCCAGAAGATTGGGATAGAATGGAAGATCATATTCAATATGATTTCCTCTATGATAATCACTTCGCTGAATTGAAGGATGCGGAATTAACTACTGAAAGGTTGAATCTAGCAGCTTTGGCTGAACCTTATGTTGGTAGGTATTATTCTCAGGATTATGTGAGACGTAAGATTCTTCGTCAGACTGACGAGGAAATTATTGAACAGGATAAGTTTATTGAGAAAGAAATTAAGGACGGCACAATTCCAGATCCAGCATTAATGGCTATGGATGCTGCTTTAATGGGTGATCCTGGTAATGGCGCTAATGCTATCCAAAATACCTCAATTCCAAAAGATCCAGATCCAGTTAGATTAGCTCCAGATAAATTACCTCAAGGTGGTGAAATCTAAGAGCTAAATAAGTTTTGAAGTTATAACTTTAGAAAATGGATGAACTGATGGATACTTTGATGCAGGATGATATTTCGGCGTCAGATGCAAGCGATAAAATTAAGGATATTCTTTTTGCAAAGAGTGCAGAAAGGATTAATGCAATTAAACCAAATGTTGCTAATTCTCTTTTTGATCAGGATGTAGAACCAGATTCTGATGAAGAAGATTCTGATGTGAGTGTGGATGCAGAGGCAGAATCTGACAATGAAGTAGAAGCAGAAGTGGAAAAAGCTGCTGCGGTTATTTCTGGCGAAGATCGGTCTTCACCAGAATCTTAATATAATAAATAACTAGAAGGACTATTGTAATTTAGATTAATGGCATTACAACCAGTTGGAAGTGGAGCTTCCATAGCAATTGCAGCAGGTAGTGTTACCGCTGGGTCATATCAGGCTCATCAATCAGATAGCATGAGATTTTCAGCTGATTCGAGTGCATGTCATATTGCAGTAGGAAATACTCACACTGCCGCTACAACAGATTTTTATTTGGCTAGTGGCCAAAGCTCCACTATTAATATTGGAAGACCTTCAGCTCAAAGAGTTGTGGGAATTACAACTAGTGGAACAACTACTATTATTGATTTTCCAGAAGGAACTGGTTGTCCATTTTATGTGGGACAGGTAGTTAGTTTAACTGTAACAGGTGGAAGTCAAAGTTATTATGATTTTAGTAATAAAACTGTTGCTAGTGTTAATACTACAGCAGGAGTTGATGGTTATTTTGGAACCAGAATTGTAGTTAATAATGATTATGGAGTTGGTTATTCAACAGCATTTAAAGGTAATAACAATACTGCTGTTCCTTACGCTGAATTGAGAGACCAAATTATTGTGGGTAATAGGGGAACAGGTGGTGCTGGTGCTCTTTACTTCCAACAAGTTCAAACGACAGGAGACTCCTGATGAAACTCATTAGAGAAGAAATTGAAACTGTAGATTTTATCGTTGAAGAAAAGAACGGTAAGAAAAACATGTATATCGAAGGCATCTTCTTACAAGGTGATCTTCAGAATAGAAATGGTAGAATGTATCCTATGGCAACCTTGAGAAAGGAAGTCTCTAGGTATAATGAAAACCATATTTTAAAAGGAAGAGCACTAGGAGAACTTGGTCACCCAGAAGGCCCTACTGTCAATCTTGATAGAGTTTCCCATAAAATTGTTTCACTTAAAGAGAGTGGATCAAATTTTATAGGAAAAGCAAAACTCCTCAGTACACCAATGGGGAATATCGCTAAGTCTCTTATTGGTGAGGGTGTAAAACTTGGTGTATCTTCTCGTGGTATTGGTTCTTTAAAACCAACTCGTGAAGGAGTTCAAGTAGTTAGTGATGACTTTATGTTGTCAACAGCTGCTGATATCGTTGCTGACCCCTCTGCACCTGATGCTTTTGTTGAAGGTATTATGGAAGGAAGAGAGTGGGTGTGGGATAGTGGTGTTCTTAGAGAACAAAATGTAGCCAAAATCTACAGAGAAATTAACACTCTGGTTACACAAAAACAACTTGATGAGAAAAAAGTAAATCTGTTTACTGATTTTCTCAATACTCTATAGGTATCTTTGCACCTATAAAATTTCATTATTTATAAATAAATATAGTTTTAATAAAGCTAAATCGGAGAATCAAAAATGTCTCGTGGTACGAAATTACAGGAAATGGAACAGTCCAAGACTGCCGTGAATGCTAACGCTGTTCCTGGCGATCAAGCCTTGGAAAAAGTAAAGCCTATCACACCTGGACAGGGAGCCTCATATGAGGACCTAGGTGGACCTACACCTGAAAACTACAGCCCTACTAATGACTCGGCTAAAATCAGTGAGCCGAAGATCAAGACTGTACATGATGTAGTCAACAAAAACGCCAAATCTGGTTCACTACCGAAAGATCTTAAATCAGGAGATGAAGTAGAAGTGGAAGATTCACAAGAAGTTGTGGCTGAAGAGCCCACTGAAACTCCTGAAGAAGTAGTTTCCGAACAAGAGACAGTTGAAGTTAACATTGAAGATGATGTTAATGCACTTCTAGGTGGAGAAGAACTCTCCGAAGAGTTTAGAGAAAAAGCTAAGGTTGTTTTTGAAGCAGCTCTAAATTCTAAAGTTGCTGAGATCCAGGAAGCTCTGGAAGCAGAACAACAAGAAAAGATTTCTGAGGCTAAGGCAGAGATGAGAACATCTCTAACTGAGCGTGTTGATTCTTATCTGGAATACGTTTCAGAAGAGTGGATGACCGAGAATCAACTAGCTATCGAGCACGGTCTCAAAACAGAAATGACTGAATCCTTCTTAGGAGGTATGAAGTCACTATTTGAAGAACATTATGTATCAATCCCTGACGAAAAATATGATGTACTTGAGAGTATGGTAGAAAAACTTGATGATATGGAGACAAAACTCAACGAGCAAATTGAGAAGAATGTTGGCCTGAATAAGAGACTCGCAGAGTCTGAGGCTGATGGCATTCTATCTCAAGTTTCTGAAGGATTAGCATCCACTCAGAAAGAAAAGCTCGCTACACTTGCTGAAAGTGTTGAGTTTGGAAGTGAAGAAGAATATCGTGAGAAGTTGGAAACTTTGAAGGAATCTTATTTCCCCAAAGCAGCTCCAACCGCTAAATCCAGTTCACCGCAAACCCTTTCCGAAGGTGTAGATAGCACTCCTGAGCCTGTAAGTGGCACTATGGATCGTTATCTTAAGACGATGGGCGCATTTAGCAAGTGAGTTAATTATTAATTCAAACGTAAACACAATTAGGTAAAAACGCAATGTTCCAATCCGAACACTTGCAGGAAAAGTGGAAGCCCCTTCTAGACTATGAAGGTCTTGATCCAATCAAAGACGCTCATCGTAGAAGTGTTACCGCTGTCCTGCTGGAAAACCAAGAAAAATTTCTAAAAGAGGAAGAGTCATTTAACAATGGCATCAACCTCATGGAAGCTGCTCCCACCAACTCTACTGGTGCTGCAGTTGCCAATTTCGATCCTGTTTTGATCTCCTTGATCAGACGGGCAATGCCAAATTTGGTCGCTTATGACCTAGCTGGTGTGCAGCCAATGAGTGGTCCTACTGGACTAATCTTTGCAATGAGGTCCAGATACACTAATCAGACTGGTACTGAAGCTCTGTTCAATGAAGCAGATTCAGCCTTTGCTGGTCAGGGTAGTGGATTTGACCTTACTGGTGGTATGTCTGATGCAGCCGCTGGTATTGGTACTACTTCACAGTCAGGTGTTAACCCATCTGTTCTGAACCCAGTTGGTACTGCTACATCTACAGCTTATAACGTTGGTGAAGGTATGACTACCGCCAACGCTGAAGCGTTGGGTGATGCTACCAGCAATGAGTTCAACCAGATGGCCTTCTCGATTGAGAAAGTCACCGTTACAGCTAAGTCCAGAGCACTGAAAGCTGAGTACAGTCTAGAACTGGCTCAAGACTTGAAAGCCATCCACGGACTAAACGCTGAGGCTGAACTGGCTAACATCCTCTCTACTGAGATCCTCGCTGAAATCAATAGAGAAGTTATCAGAACTATCTACAAGGTTGCAGAACAGGGTGCTGTTGCTAACACCGCTAACGCTGGTGTATTCGACCTTGACATTGACTCCAATGGTAGATGGTCTGTTGAGAAGTTCAAAGGTCTCCTCTTCCAGATTGAAAGAGACGCAAACGCCATCGCACAAAGAACTCGTCGCGGAAAAGGGAACATGGTTCTCTGTTCAGCTGATGTGGCTTCTGCTCTTACAATGGCGGGTATCCTGGATTACACCCCAGCTCTTAACTCGAACCTGAACGTTGATGACACTGGCAACACCTTTGCTGGTACTATCAATGGTAAGTTCAGAGTTTACATTGACCCTTATGCAGCTAACCTAGCCGCAGCCAACACTGCTACTGGCAGTGGTAACCAATACTATGTTGTTGGTTATAAAGGTTCTTCACCTTATGACGCAGGACTATTCTATTGTCCTTATGTACCTCTCCAGATGGTACGCGCTGTTGGTGAGAACACCTTCCAGCCCAAAATTGGCTTTAAGACTCGTTATGGTCTTGTTGCCAATCCATTCGCTGAAGGTACAACTGAGGGTTCTGGTAGACTTAGAGTTAACTCGAACCGTTACTACAGAAGAGTTTCTGTTAAGAACCTCATGTGATTTAGATGGATATATTCCATTCGATTTCAAAGGGACCCAATTGGGTCCCTTTTTTTGTCTTCTTCTAAAATGAAAGGTCTATTAAGGGATTGACATTGGATGAAAAATGGATTATGATAAATAAATCTAAACATTCTATTTCATAATATGACTAATCCAATAGCTAACACCGCATATGTTAGATTGACCAACGAAGATAAACAACACTGTGTTACCCTGTCCACTAGGGGTGGTTCTTCCCAACGTTATCCTTGGACTGACCCTTCTTATGATGTGGGTGATTCCTTTTTTAAGGCTATGTCAAAAGAAGAACTTGATGCTGATAAAGGACGTCCTGGTGTTCCTTCTACTGTTAGGGAACACGGAATTAATTGGACTACAAAAAGGATTTATCGACGTAATGTAAAACAATATGGGTATCAAGTTACTAGAGTTGCTTAAGGAGAAGTGAAATGGAAGGGGTTTAACCACCCCCTTTTTTATGTTTTATCATAAATAAAAGAAAACTATCGAAAGATGCCTTATCATATTAAAACCCCAGGAAAATTAACTGGAGATGTATATTGGAAAGGTGACAATACCTGGACAGTAACATATAATGATAGAAAGCAATATGCTAATAAATCAGATGCTGATGCTCAGGCTGCTACTACTCAAACTGATATTATAGGAGATAAGACTATTACTTACACTCCTGGATGGTGGAAAAATTCTACTGTAGTAACGGAGTAATCTAATGAGAAACCTTTCAGAGTTTATGGAATTAGCTGAAGATTCTGGTACTACATCATATCAATCACATCTAGCTTCTAAGGCTCCCCAATTTTGGAAGAAAAAGAGGGAATTGCCTAATTTAGGTCTTCGTGATAAGGCTAAGTCTTTGATTCAAAAATTAAGATCAAAAAAGGAAAAATCTTCTGAAGATCATTATACTAAACCTACTCAAAAATCTTTACCGGCTGGTAAATCTCAAAAATCTTTACCATCTGGTAAAGATAGATCAGTTAAAAAGGTTAATGTAAGAGTTGTTGGTGGGGAAAAGAAAAAAATTACTGGCACTCCAGAAAGGAAGAAACTCACCCCTCAGAAAAAATCCATTGCTGGAGGTAGCAGTTCTATTGTAAAGAGAACATCAAGTGATATTACTAAAGGTTAATTATAATGGCGGTTAGAACTGATACTACAAAAAAAGCTTTATCCAGACAAATTAAGGATAGGAATTTTCTGCAGCCTATTGGATTTCAATTTAGTGTGGTTAGAGCGCCTAAAGTTAGTTTTTTTGGGAATGCAGTAAATATTCCAGGAATAGAAGTTGGAGTCACTGAACAGCCAAATTATTTGCGAACTCTTCCTATTCCGGGAGATATGATGGAGTTTCAAGATTTGAGTTTGAGGTTTCTTGTAGATGAAAATCTAGAAAATTATATAGAAATTCAAAATTGGATAAGAGGAATAGGATTTCCTGAAAGTTTAAGTGAGATTTATAAGTTTCAAGATCAAAAAGATTTAATGAAACAGCCAGATAAATCCACAATGAATTTATATTCTGATGGAACTTTACAAGTTTTAAGTAATATTAGTATTCCCAAATTTAAAGTTCAATTTAGAGATTTATTTCCTTACTCTCTTTCTACTATTGAATTTGATGCTGGTGTATCAGATATGGAATATGTGACAGCAGAAGTTATTTTTAAGTATTCTTTATACACTATAGAGACCATAGGCGGTGGTCATTGTCCTTAATATAAAATTGTTTTATGATTAATTTGAATGAAATTCAGAGTATGTGGGAAAAGGATTCAAAGATAGATAGAGATAATTTACACGAAGAATCATTAAATATCCCGATGCTTCATGCTAAGTATCATGACTTATATAATAATCTTATCCTTTTAAGAAAGAAGGCTGAACAACAGCGTAAAAATATTCGTCATGAGAGATATGAATATTTCAGTGGGAAATCAGACCCTGAAGTATATGCCGAGAATCCTTTTCCAAAGAAGATAAGAGATAAAGATACTATGCAAAAGTATATGGATGCTGATGGAAAACTTTCTGATGCTTCTCTTAAGATAGGTTATTATGATACTATGTTGGAATATTTGGAAAGTATTCTTAAACAGATAAGCAATAGAACTTATCAGATAAAGAATGCTCTCGATTTTATGCGCTTTAGTGCTGGGTTGGGATGATTAAGATGCAGGTACAGCCACAACTTCCTCCCAATATAGGATGGGTTCATGCTAAATTGGATAAAAATCATATAGATTTTCTTTGGAAGAGAATTGAAGAATCTAAAAAGAATAATTTTAAACATACCTTAGCTGGTAATATTTCTCAAAGCTTTGAGATAGAAGATACTGAAGATTATTTTTTAAAGGAAGTACTTTCCAAATTAGTAGTTGAGTATCGTCGAGGCTTTGGTAAAGATCCTATTAGAAATCAAAATCTAAATGATAATTCATTAAAGCTCAATGGGTTCTGGGCTAATTATCAATATCAAAATGAATTTAATCCTTATCACCATCATGGAGGAGTTTATTCTTTTGCTATCTGGTTAAAAATTCCATACCATTGGAAAGAACAAAATCAATTACCATTTCTGGATGGTATGAAAGATGAGGATAAGAAAGCTTCTATTTTTGAATTTGAATATACTGATAGTTTAGGTGGAATTCGTAATTATGGATATAGGTTAGATCCTTCAAGAGAAGGAGAAATGTTATTTTTTCCAGCAGCACTAAGACAT